TTATCCGGCTTTGGGGTTTTTTGTCCTCGGCTCCTCCTCGCTCTCCACCTCGCGCCGGGTGCCCTTGAACATGGCCTCCGTAACCGCGTTTTTGAAGGTGGCAAGCTCCATGGGGGTGGTGAGCAGTTCTACCGCGTCATCAGTGAGCAGGGTGCGAGGTTCCTCCGGGTGCCTGAGGTTGTGGATTTGGATGGACTGGTTCGCCAGCAGGGTGATCAGCCAGACGATCTCCGCCAGCGCAGGCTCGAAATTCTCACTCTTCAGAAGTTGGTCGCCCAGCTTTTCCAGCCCGCCGTATTTCCCGGCTATGGCCTTAGTTGCCTTGGTGGTGAGAATGAGTTCATAGGAATCGCCGCCGATTTCAATGATGGCGCTGCGCTCGGTATCTGTAATTTGTTCCTTCTCCATAACGGGTTCACTCCTTCTTTATGTCAAATAGGGCCGGAACAATCCATCCTTGAACCAGTAGGCGGGATGATCCGCAAACAAGCTGAAGGTAGTGCCATCGCTGTAGTAGCCGAGACGGATGTATACTTTTCCATCCTCGACAGTCGGTTTCGCGGTGGTATACCAACTGGTAATGCTTCCGGGATCGAGCTTGAAAACCATGGGATCGGCTTGCGGGATGCCGACAAGGTATACCCAGCTGTATGGCGTCAGGTGATCCTCACCGTTCAGCGTATATGTGATGAAATTAGCAGCCTGATGCGTTTGCTGCCGGTGGTTCGTTGTGGCTGTTGAGACGGCATTGGCGGCAAGGGCGGTGGTTGTGGCATAGTACCACATTAGGCCATCCACCTTGAATTCGCCTGCGGTATTGACCGCCTTGGTTTTGCTCGTGGAGTAGTTCCCGGTCAAAACCTTTTCAAATGTGCCGTCCGACTTTTCAAGCACCAGCTGATACCTGTCTATTGTCCGGCTCCCGCTGACAACCAGTTTCATGGAAGCGAGGTTCTGGTCAAAGAAACCGGTGTAGGTCGTATTGCTGTCAGCTTCCTTGGCGTAGCAAAGCTGGTTGAAGTTTTCACCATCGAAGTAGAAAGGAAAAAGCCCGTTCAATTTCCACGCGCTGGCGGTCGCGTTGGTTACCAGTCCATTGAAAAGAATAGGATACTCCGTTTCCTCCTCGCCTATGGTGAATTTGCAGGCAACGGCCGTATTGGTGCCGCCTGTGAAAAGAACCATGAGAATATCGCCCATCTCAAGTTCATATCCCTCGGGCAAGCCAACCAGCTTTTTTACAACCTCAGCAGGTTCCGTAGCACACGAAGCATTATAGAGAACAGGACGCTTTACGCCGCCCGGCTCTCCGCCTGTGCCGCTGCCGCCCAAAACGGGTAGCGCGCTGACAAGGCTTCCGTCCGGGAGCAGCCACTTGGCGGCCTTGGGCGACATGGTATCATAGAGTTCGGCGCGTCCTGCGTCCGGTGTATTCAGTTCATTTCCCATCGTTCATAGCCCCTCCTGATCATACACAGGCTCGTACACCTGCTGATACCACGTCGTAATGACTGCGGCCGGCACACCTACACCGCCTTCAACGACCTCGGCTTTCCACGGATGCTTGTTCATGCCGTCCAGCTTATTCCGGCGCATGACTAACCCTTCAATGGTCGGGGTTTGGAAGGTGATGGAGTCTCCCTTGGTTTGCAGGTTGGTGGCGGGGAAGCCGAACTTGACTTTGTACAGCCAAAAGTAGCGGTAGGTGCCGTTCGGCTTCAAAGCACGAAAGCCTATCGCCACGGGATCGCCGCTATTTTCGCTGGCGGACACAAGCACCCCGTTATCGTCCGTGATCGCGCCGGTCAAGTCTCGCGCTGCGGCCAGGCCAATATCGTCCACACCCAGCGTCAGCTTCCCGGACTTGAAATCCTTAATGACCTCAGCGGCGCCGTCGTCCGCATACAGAATCGCTTCCACCAGTTCGATGGAAAGCTCGGCTTTGATGGCCTTGGCAAGCGATAGCGGGGTGCCGTAGGTTTCTTCGCCATCCTCGCTTTCGGTGATTTTTGCGTAATAGAGTTTATCCAATCCTATGGTAGCCATAGCTTATTCCTCCTCCAGTTCATATTCTTTCGCCGCATCAATGGCGTAGTGATGATAGCCGGTATCATCCTCGAAACCGATGTACCGCCTGTCCGTCACTGTAATGCCTGCGGCAAGCAGCGCTTTCACAATCTGTCTCTTCCGCTGCATATAATTGCCCTTGCTGTACAGGGACAGCCGGGCTTCCTGGGTTTCATACTGCGGCAGATTATCCGCAAACACCTCAAAAGTGTCGCTCATCGGTGTAATCACGATGTATTCATCTGGGGCTTTATCGGAAAAGATGCCTGTCTCCACCGGGATGCCCAAGCCGCCCAAGAGGGTGTTCAATTCCGTCAAAATGCTCATAGGTTGTTTGCCTCCTCTTCCAGCTTGGTCTTCATCGCCTCAATACAGGGCTTCCGAGAGGAGGACTTCGCAGGCTTCAGAAACGGTTTCGCCGGTTGCCCGTGCTTGCCGTATTCGATGATGTTGGCGAGCTTGGCGTTGGAGCTTCCCTTGCCGCTTCGTGGTTCGGCAAACCCGACCTTGACATCCCAGCCGGAAGCGTCGCGGTTCTGCTTCGCGGAGGACAGACCGAGGGAACCTGCCAGTTCACCCGTTGCACGGCTTTTGTACTTCGTGCCTCTGCCAATTGCAGAGGAGAGGTTGCCTTTGACCTTGGCCAGCACAATCTTGCCTCCTACTTCCAGCACCTTGGGAATGATATCATCGGTTTTGTCCTCAAGACGGGAAAGGCGCATCAGGAAATCATCCGGCATTTTCATTTCAGCTTTTGCCATTTCACGCCTTGCTCCCTTCGGTTTTCTCAGCCAAAACCTCAATGTACATCCCGCGCCCGCGAACGTCCTCACAGCTGACGATGTTGTAGCGGCCGTCACTATCTGTAATGAAGAAAGTGGTATCCATGGCTACGCTGGGTATCCTGCGGAACCGGAACATCGCCGTGACGGTCGAAAAGGCAGCGTTACCAATGATTCGCTCCCATTTGGCGCTGGTGTTACGGACTTCCTTGTAAGCGCGAACCGAAGCGATAACCGTATCGCCTTTTGTGACGAAACCCTCCGCATCCTTTACGGGAGCAGTGGAAATGATATGGATAGGTGTATTCATTTTTCCATATGCCACTGTCACACACCCCACATTCTGTCAAGGCGCAGGAGCGCATTCACCGTATTCCATACCTGCTGGCTTGCATTGACGCTGTCCGCGAAAAAGCCGCCCGTTGAACCGTCGCGGGATTCGTACCAGTTGGATGCCAGCATGATGACCGCCTGCTCTGTGGTTGGGGGCATGGCGCGGCTCTTGTATTTTCCTTTGGGCAGATGCTGGTAGCTTTCAGCATAGGAAACGGCGGCGGCAATGAGCGTGAGCAGCAAATCATCGTCTTCATCATGCTGCAGGATAAGGTTTACCTTCACTTTTTCAAGCAGTTTTTCCATCCTTGCGTTCAT